CCCCATAGAATCTAAGGGTATGAAACGCCGGAACGTCATCCATTTTATTGTAGGTGACCAGGTCGCTGTCCTTGAAGAAGGCCCCATCCTTAGGGCCTGGACGGCCCTGATACAGCGCAGCAAATCCACGCGGATCGGTGGCACGGATGTCCTCCAGATACTGCTTGGTGAACCGCTCCGGCCATAACGCTTCGCCGGGTTTGCGGCCGAGCACGTCGTTGTCTTCGGCTAGCGCCGGCAGATCAATCTTGCGCCAGGCTTTGGCTTCTTCGACGTTGTAGTACGGATTAAGCGGGTCGATAAGCCGGCCAACGAGATCGTCTTCGGTCCACCGGGTTTGGACGATGACGATAGTGCCAGTCGAATCCATGAGGCGAGTTCGGAGGACTTGATTGTACCACTGCCACAGCTTCTCTCGAACGATGACTGAGTCAGCTTCAGTTCGATCCTTAATAGGGTCATCCAATAGGATGCAGTGGCCACCGCGGCCGGTGATCGAGGAGCCGCGTCCCACACTGAAGACCACTCCATCACGGGTCGTTTGGACTCGGTTGACGGCATTGGCGCCGACCTTGATCTCTACTTCTGGGAACACCTGTTTATATTCAGGTGTTTCCATAATATCACGAACTCGCCGTCCCAAATCCCAGGAGTAATGCTCATTGTAGGTCGCAACGATAATAGATCGGTCAGGGTGCCGACCGACGTACCATGCTGGAAACATGGCACTAGCCAGCGTGGTTTTGCCAAATCTGGGTCCGACATTGATCATCAACCGCCGGTAGTCGCCGCGCTCGACATCTTCAAGCGCGCTGCCGATCATTCGGTGGAACGGCTGTGGCTTATAGAGCGACTGCCCAACTTCGTCATCGAAGTTAGGGTCGGGCATCATCAACTGTGTAAACGCTATCAGATCGTCGCGGGCGGTGAGGACCGCCCGCTTGCGCTTCAGAAGCTTGAGGCGGACGTCCTGTTCAGCCTTCGTCGACATGTTTGTACTTTGCCGCCGGCACATCCGGCAGCGTGCGGATCTTCGCCTTCGGCGTGGATGAAATCGTATTTGGCTCAACCGGGGTCGGCTGCGGACCTTTCACCGGAGAAGTGTGGTGGGTGTAGTTGTCTTGCGTCTTTGATGGCGGCGGCGGTTTAGCAACCGGCGGCGCCTTGATGCTCACGGTCTTACCGATCTTGGACGGCATTGGGTTCCCCTAAGTTGAAAATCCGAAAAAATTTTTGGGCTAGGCCGCGTCTTCGTCGTCATCCTGCATCAGCACGCCGACGCCGTTGACGGTGATCTGCAGGTCGACGCCATCCGGCACGGTCAGCGCGATCTCGATCCGCGGCACCAGCGGCCGGATCAAAGCCGGGTCCGGCGGGAATATATCCTGATCGGGCTTAGGCATTTTATCTCCTGACTGTGCAGCGTTCCATTTGGATAATTGTTCGCGCCAGTTGTCGGCAGGCGGTTTCGGCATTGATCGAATCTATTTCATATCGAGTGTAGAACGGCGGCCGCTCGGTCACAGTGGTCACGATGCAGCCGGACAACAGGACGGCGAGCAGCACCAGGGCGGTGGCGTTAGGCATGAATCACAAAACCGAAAGCATGCCAGCCAAGTAGAAACAGCAGCACGAAGAACAGCAAGTTGCTGGCGTGGACAGCCCAGGGGAATTGTCCCGGCGAGTAGGTGTTGGTGACCCAGCTAAAGAACCACAACACCATCAGAACCCAAAACAATAAACCTATCGACATGGCTAGCCCCCTAACGTCGGCGCGGTATCACCTTGGACGCTCTAAATGCCGGATCGAGCATATACTTGGTTTCGTCGATTGTAACCGGACCGCCAGGACTGATCGGTGTGCCGTCCGGCACGGTCTCTGGCGTTATCGGCGCCGGCGGCGGGTGCGTGGTGTCGTAGGCGGTCTTGGTGTCGATCGCGCGATTGATGGCTTCGGCGGTCGCCACCTTTTCATTGAACACGTTGACGGGGCCGGTTGGCTCCAGCTCCCCGCCAACGCGCAGCTGTGGGTTTTTAGGCCACTCGGTCACTTGTTCTTGCGCTCCGGATCTTCCTCCACTGGCGGATTGGGCGCCTGCGGGTTGTCAGGCGGCTGCCCCATCGGGTCGATGCCACCGTGCTGTTTCTTGGCCAATTCGACCGGATCGGAAGTCTGGTCGGGCGTAGCCGGATCCTGCGGTTGATCGCCCGCGGTCCGGCGGTGCTGGTCCGGGTGTTTTGTTGCAGTGCGAGGCTCGTCGTCGTCGTCATTCGACTTCTTGGACATCTTGGACTTCCTCTTTTTACGGGGGCTGGCCGGCTTCCTCCGCGCAGTCACCTTGCGCTTGCGCGCAACAACCGGGCGTTTTCGCTTGGCCTTCTTCATAACATCGCATCCTTCTTATCGTTGCAGACTCATTTCATCCTTTCGACGATCGGCTGGCAAGACTTGGCCAGCTCGGCAATCAAGCTGTCACGTCGCTCGGATGCATTCGAGATATGGTACAGCGTGAAGAACACCACACCGAGACAAACCACGTTAATAATTACCAACGGCAACGCCAGCGGCCCGCCAGCTGCCAGTCCCTTGGCAACCTCGGCCGCGGCCTTGCCGGTGTACTCAATCATTTTTTCCTGGCTTCCAGCGCCTTGACGCGCTGCTTCAGCATCTTGATCTCTTCAAAGAAGTTAAACTGACCCTCCGGTATCTTCTTCGGCTCCGGTGGCAACAGACCGTTTGCTTCAGTGTCGTAGCACATACCCTGGTAGCGCGGCTGCGGATCGCTCTCATCATCGTCGTCCATCACCTCAAGCACAAGGCGATTGATCGGCCATATCGCCGTCGCATCACGGGTCGCGACCCTGACGACGCCAGCCTCGACCGCGAGCTTCACCGTATCTGGCAGCAAGACGTTCTGCTTGAGGAACTCATACCAATCGGTCGCGCCATCGCGTCGGCAGAATAATGCACTGGCCGGAAACAGGGCGGGCAGCACGTCTGGCTTGTAGGGCGACCATGTACCGTGATGGATGATCCGCATCATGCGTATCCAGTGGCAACCCAAGTGCCATCAGCGACCTGAATCTGAAACTGACGAAAGCGGGCGGTGAAAGCATTATACGAACTTGGGCCGCTTATCCCAGTGATACCAGCCCCGCCCCACGGCTCTTGCAGAGGGCCATTGAACCCGCAGTCCACGTCGCCGAGGTATACCCACCGCGCGTTGACCAGCGGGTTGCCCGGATTGGCGCTGAAGTCGCGTGTCGTCCAGAACTTGTAGGCCACGCCTTCGCCGTGCGACCAGCCACCCATGTAGAAGTTGCCGTCGGTATTCATGCCGAAGTTGGCACCGAAGTAGCCGGAGCAGTGGAAGGCGATGGTCGGATACGGCGGCCCCTGCACCATGACGCTGGAAGGTGTCGCCGAGGCGAAGTAGACGCCGTTGTTGTAGAACGTGTGATTGACGTTGCTGGGATGGGTAGATCCGCCGCCGGCAGTAAGCAGGCCGGAGAAATTACCGGCGCCGGCGCCGACAGCCCCGCCGACCGACAAGCCGCCGCTCGGCAGGATGTAGGTGGCACCGTCGAAGTGCAGGTAATGGACGTTATTGCTGCCGAGGTACAATACGCCACTGTTGGCACTGCGGTAGGCGGAAACATCGCCGCTGACGTACAAGGTGCCGGTCATGGTATCGCCGGCCTTGTTCACCTTGGCATTGCTGACATTGGTGATGTTGGTGGCGTTGGTGGTGTCAGCTGCGTCGACGTAGTCCCGGCGCACCGCCTGGGCCGAGGTCGGACCGGCCGGCAGGCTAAGGTGTCCGGTCATGGTCGAGCCGGCCTTGGCCACCTTCTCGGTGTCCAGCTCGGCGATCGCGGCTTGCACGTTGGTGGCGATAATGTCGCCGGTAGCAGTCGATGGGATCGTGCTGGCGGCCGGCGGCGGCGGCTGGGAATCGTCGACGTATTTCTTGGTCGCCGCCTCCAGGTCGGCCGTTGGGGCGCCGGCCAGGACCAACGGCCCAACCATCGTCCCGCCGGAGAGCAGCAGGTAGTTGGTGCCTACGGCAAACGAAGCCATGCGCCACTGCGCGGCATTGAAGGCGCCTGGCGCAACGGCGGCAGTCGCGACGTAGAGGTTGTCCTGGTAGACGACGAAGTCGTTGATGGCGTATTGCGACTTCACGTCGAAGTAGCGCACCGCAAGCAGGGCGAGCGGCTGGCCGGCTGGATCGCCGACCGCGAGCTGCCGGTTGGCGGTGTTGACCGCGATCTCGCCCTTCTCCAGCGGAGAAGCGAACGGTGCGGCGGCGTTGCTGTCGCGGCGGTGGCGATAATGCGATGTCATATTGCCTCGCTCAACTGTACTGGCCGCCGGTTGATACAATACCCGCAGTGCCGCCAGGAAACGCGCTGCCGCCGGTATAGACGACACTATTGGCGGCGATGTTGTGCTTTATCCCCGTGATCGAAGCCCCGTTGGTGTAAGTCATAGTCGTCGCGATAAGCAAACTTAGCTGGTCGCAAATAGCAAAAGTATTAAAAGCAAGGCTAGCCGTCAGGGTGACGGTGACACCGTTCACCTCCAGCATCGACTGCCTGCCAACATTGAAATGATAGGTCGCGGCGCCGGTCACCGTATAGGCGTTGGACAGATTGCAATAAGCCCCGTTTGAAACCTTCACATGGGATGCGCCAGAACCGGCTGGGCCAAACGTGATGTTGCCTGCAATCGTGCATCTGACGCCGCGTCCGCTGACACTTACACAATCGCCACCAATGCCCGGCCTTAGGATAGCGTTGTATATCCACAGACCGACATTAGCCGCAGTGTGAAAAACACAAGGCCCAAAACTTGTTTGTATTGTCGAGCCGCCGCCGTCGAGCGTGATGTTGAAGCCGTTGACGGGAGCGACCGTGTTGCTGGTCGTCAAACCAGCCGTGAACGTCATCCCTGCGCCGCACACAAGGTTGACGGCAAAACCGTTGCAATCGTACTTGCAAAGCTCGTCCCATGCCCGCTGAATGGTTTTGAACGCGCTGCCAGCCGTATTGGCCGAGCCGTCGTTGGTGTCGTTGCCGTCAGTGCGAATGTACCAACTACGCGCCCCTGTGAGCTGCGGACGGCCGCCGGCCGGGACCGCGGCCACCTTGGTGTCAACGTACTGCTTGGTGGCAACGCTCAACGGCTGCGTCGGATCGTTCGCCAGCAACACCTGCCCGGTCGCCCGGTCGATCGCCAGCGGCTTGCCGAGCGGCAGGCCGGTGTTGTCGAACCGGAAAACAGCGAAGTTGTTGCCGGTGTTGCCGGCAGCATCTTTGGTGTCGCCCAACATTATCTGCCAGCGCGCTTGGTAATCCGACCAATCCGTTTGCTCGCCGACGCCGCCTTCAACAGTGTTGGCGCCCGCCGCAGCCGGCGGCTTCAATATGCTGAGATAGGCACCACTCTGCCCCGCGGCGATGACGCCGAGGCCGATCTTGTTGATCAGCTCCCCGGTCATGACGCCGCCGGCGATCGGCACGAAGTCGCCGCCAGCTGCGCCGCCGCCGGCGTTCGCCAGCCAGACGGTGCCGTCCCACTTGTACTGCGGCAGGCCAGGCACGGCCGGGACTGGGTAGAGGTCGTTGATCGCCGGCGAGGCAGGGAAGTTAAGGCCCATGATCAGCTCCCCGGCTGGATTGGCGGCGTGAAGTTGGCGGTCCACAAGGCCCGGCCCATCGTGATGCGGAACTCATCGATGTAGCCGGTCCAGTAGTTGGTGTTGTTGCCGATCGCGCCGATCACGAACGACCAGGTGCTGACATAGATCGGGAAATTGCCGTAGTCGTTCGGCCCGGCATCCAGAATCCCGTCCAGATACGATCTGAACACGCCATTCTGTCTGGTGACAGCCCAATGATGCCAGACATTCTGCGTAACGTCATGGACACCAACCACACCCTGAGTGACCCAATCGCTGCCGGTCTTACCAAACCAACACTGCATACGGTTGTCGGTACCAAGCAACGCGCCGCAGGTCAGCTCGGTTAGATTAGGGTGACAACGACCAAACAACCCGCGATTTGTTCCTAAAGGGCCGCTATCTCTAAACCAGCAGTCAATGGTGAAGTCGCCGGCACCGAAGTTCATACTGGCGGGCGCAGTCGGAACATAACACAGGTTATTGCCGCCGAAGAGTGCAGCCGCGGTGCCAAACTTCTTCTGCTGTATGTCGATGACTGCGGTGGCCTTCTGTACGACCTGCCGCTCCCGCGAACTGTCGTTGAAATTGCCGTCGAAGTGCAGCAGCAACACAGTCTTGTCGGGATTGAGGGGGAGCAGCTCGGCTGGTGGCGTGAACTCGGCGGTCCACAGTGCCTTGCCGATAACGAAGCGCACTTCGTCTATGTAGCCCTTGAAACGGTTCTCGCCGGCATCGCCCATGCCGCCTATCCGCAGCGGCCCGGTGTAGTCTTTAAACGATGTTCCAGCAGGTATCGCGAAACCAGACCGCAAAGTGCCGTTGACGTAGATCTGAACCGCAGTGCCATTGCGGACGACTGCAACGTGCGTCCAAGTATTGAACGGAACGGCAGCTCCGGGCGACCCAGTGAAATACACTTGCACGCCGGCGTTGTTTGCATCCGATACAACCGCGCCATCCGAATTGATGTACAACATCAGATGACGGTTGCTGTAATCGCCGGCGCCATCCATCTGCGTGATGATGCCGTAGTTGTCACCAGCAGCGGGATAGTCGCTGATATAGACCCAGGCGTCGGCAGTGAAATCCTGGGTGCCTATGACCCAGTGTGCGTGATCCGGGTAGCTGATGTAGCATTGCGCGGCCCGGTTCAGGTACAGCGAAAAAGCGCCGCCGAATGGCGTCGGGGTAATCGATGAAATGACTGCGCCGCCGGAAGCTGTGGCGAGGCCGCGCTTGTACTGTGACGAGTCCGCCAGGTTGTCGAAGTGCATCAGCAGCACTGTGTTCAGGTCGGGTTCTGGTCCGTACTGTGCATTCGGTGGCGTGAAGTTAGCGGTCCACCTGGCAATACCGTTGCTGACGCGGAACTCATCGATATGGCCGTACATGTAGGCGTAGCCGCCGGGATTAGTCCAAGCACCAAGGCACGGACCGTAGGTGCAGATATTGAAGACGCCGTTGCCGCCAACCGCCTGGGTGCCTTGCAATATGCCGTTCTGGAACGTGTAGAACGTGCCACCTTTGCGCACGATCGCGCGATGGCACCATGCACCGACCTGGCGATTGCCCATCGGCAGTGAAGCGGCCAAATTCCACGTCGCTTGGTCGTTGGAGGCGTAAAAATACAGTGCGTCTGTTCCCCAGCCGACTAGCATGGGAACATACACTATACCCAGCGTATCCCACTCGAATGAAGGACGAGCGACCGTGTTGTCGTGGCAGTACTCCCACCAATCGATCGTGAAGTCGTTGTCGGACAGGTTAAATGAATTATCCAGGTTGACCGGCGAATAGCACAAACCGTTCTGGCTATTAAGCGCCAAAGACGTGGGGCCAAACTTGCCACCGGCACTTATAGTCCCGTTTGATATGACAACCGGCCCGTTCCGCTTTCGTGAATAATCAATAGCGTATGCCGAGCCTTGCGGCCCATCGAAGTGCATGAGCCACGTCACATAGGCGTCGTTGTAGAGCGTGTCGTCGCTGACAGGAATGTTAAATGTAGCGTGACGGCTCATGCGATAAGGCTTCCGTTTAGTGTCCAGAAGTCTTGAGCTACCTTTATCAATGTGGCGCCGGAGCCAGACATCGGCAGCTTGCGCTTGCTGCCTTCGGACCAGATCGTGACACCGGCACCCGGCACGATGGTCGTCACCACGTTAGTTGCGGTCACGATAAGATCGATCTGGGCGCCTAGCGGGAAGGCCACGGCAGAATTAGGCGGCACGGTCGCACTCTGAGCGAGGTTGCCGGTGTTGTTCAGCAGCACCAGCTTGCCGGTGTCAGACAGGATGAATGTGTAAGCCGTCGTGTTCAGGTAGTTGATGGCCCGCACACCGGCATCGACGTACTGCTTGGTGGCAACGCCAAGCGGCGCAGTTGGATTAGTTTTAACCTCAATCAATCCGGTGGAGCGAGGAATAAAAATCGGATTGTCGATATAAACACCAGCATCGTCATAGCGCGCCAGTAAGAAATCAGAGCCGGAATTGCCGCCGCTTTCGGTCGTATTATTTCCAGGCACAATCCCCCATCGCGGGGATGTACCTTGCATGCCATTGATAAATGCAGAATTTCCACCAGCCTTGTTAAGATTTATGCCTGGGCTGGCCTTGGTAACAGTCAAATCGCCGCTCAGTGTTGTCAGAAAAGTAGCGCGATTGATTGCCAGACAGTCGCTGGTTGGAGCGCCAGCATCGTTGTAGCTGGTGATGGTAAGATCAGATCCAACATTGCTGCCACTCTCTGCCGTGCCAGTGCCAAGCGATATGCGCCAGCGGTTCAAGCCATTCATGCTGCCAACAACAGCGGCGCGCTGACCTGAATTTACTTGTTTGTCGAGGTTGATAAACGCGCTGGTGGGCCGGGTGATTGTCAGATCGCCGGTCATCGTGTCGCCGGCCTTGGCAACCTTCAGCGCGTCGGCGGCGTCGACATAGGTCTTGGTGGTGAACGACGAAGTATCGATTTGCGGCACCGCGACCGCCTCGACCCACTGCGCGGCGCCGACACCGTCGTTATAGCGGACATAGAGTTTGCCAGTGTCACTCTCCCACCAAAGCATGCCATCGGTCGGCGTGGCGGGCGGCGTGTCGCTGATGGTCAACCCGCCACCGCCGGATCCGGCCGCGGCGCCGAAATGCGCAGGATCGAACGCAGCTGGGCCGTGCGCGACGATGCAGCGGTACAGCACGCCGGCCTGGACGACGTGGTCGCCGACCGCGTAGATGCCGCGGGTGTCGAAGTAGCGCACCGCGAGCATGGGCAGCGGCGTGCCGACGCCGACGACGTTGGCGTCACCTACAGCGAGCTGCCGGTTGGCGGTGTTGACCGAAAGCTCGCCTGGCTCGAGCGTCGGAAACACATGCGACGGATTCGCGGTGCGGCGGTGCCGGTATTGCTTCATGTGACCCCATCCTCAATTCAGGGCCTGGTAATAGCCAGGTTTTAGCGTTTGCGACTGCGGCCGGCTGCCGGATCGGTAAAAGTGAAATCGATCGTGTTGCTGCGCATGCCGCCGGTACGGACACCGACCGGGCAGGTGGCGGCAACCTGAAACAGCGACGGCTTGACGTTGGTGCGCACTTGCGTGTCGCTGAGTAGCGCAGTGGGTTCATCCAAACCATTGAAGGTGATGATACTGGCGTTGTTGAAGCCGGTGCCGTCGACGATCAGCTGCAGATCTGGATCGCCGCAGGCGGCGGTATCGGGATTAAGACCATCGACCGTTGGCGGGTCGACCTGGCCGATGGTCGGCTCACCGCCACCGCCGACATTGACCTTGCACGGTCCAGCGATCGTCAGCACTTGCGTTTCGTCGAGATGATAAATCGCCATTTGCAGTTCCTCCGTTAAAACGTGCCGCCGTCGAGCACCACCCAATAACCGTCGACCCTAACGTAGGCGTCACCGTCGAGCGGTGCCTCTTCTATGCCGCCGCCGCCGGTGCCGCCGCCGGTCAGCAAAGTAAATTCGGACGGAATGCGCTTGTTGACGCTCGGCGGCGCAGTGTTGCGGATGGCATTGTTACCACCGACCGGGTTGACGACCGGCACCCAAAGCGCAACTCGCAAATTCTGGCTCATGGTGGCAGCACCACGGCGATGTGCGGCCGAAACCAGATCGCCCAGAACCGGCTGTCGGCCGGCGGCGGCAGCACCATATTCAAAGTGTCGCCAGTGGCGGTGTAATCGACCGTCGGCTCTTGGACGACGCCGTCGAGCGACACGATCAGCTGCTCGCCGCGGCCGACGTCGACTGGAATGGCGCCGGGGCCGACCGCCGGGTCGATATAGCTCAGGTTGAAGGCTTGCTTGGTGCCATTGGGAACCAACGGCTGCACCTTGAAGCAATCGACCTTGGCGGAATTGATTTGGTCGGGCGGGATCATCAGATCCCACTGAATGACGCTGCCGGCGCCCGGTGCTTCGACCAATGTCATGCTGTCGGCCGCAGCATCGACCGTGAAATCAATATTCGGGACGAGCCGGACGCCGTTCAGGCAGACATCGTGGCCCTCGTTGCTGAAAACCGGCGCCAGGCCGTTGCTATCGATGCCGGTGAAGACGGTTTGGCCGGCGGTGGCGAGGTAAACGTATCTGGCGCGGAAACCAGGTGCTACTTGCACTCCCGGGGGCTGCCAGGCGGTGCCGTTCCAGATCATGATCGAGTTCTTGGTGGTGTCGTAGTAGAAACTGCCAACCGCGATCGGGTTCGGCACCGCCTCGCCGGTGTTGGGGTTGCTGTCGCCAGGCGCCGGCGGGTGATCCCACGGGCCGAGGTAGTAAAAACTGACATTTCCGACCAATTGCTGGCAGTGGATGGCCCACCACTTGGCCGACCACAAACCGCCAACGCCGCCCATGCCGGAAACCGGCTGGTAGAACAGTCCCTGCGGGAATTTCGAGGCATTGATGAAATCCAGCGCGTGCGAATTGTCGACCACCGGGCCACCGAGGTATTCGGCCCAGGCCAAAGCCTCGTCTTTGGCGGCAATGGCGTTGTCGGACTGCGCGTGGCTGTAATTTGCCGAATTTTCCGAGGCGATCGCCGCGGATTCGGCCCGATCGGCAGAGTTTTCCGCGTCAGAGGCGGAATCCAGCGCGTTGACGTTGCCATGCGAGATGGCCGAGAGCATCTGCGCCGCGCTTACAGCGGCGGCCTCGGCGTCGGCGGCGCGCAAATCGGTCTCGCGGCCGCTTTTGATAACAGTCTGGACGACGTCGGCAGTCTTTTCCGCCGCAGCGGCGATGCGACGCTCGGTATTGTCAATTTCAGTGCGGTCCAGCTTCCATTCCGAGGTCAATTGCTCCTGGCCGACGCTGTTATTGACGATTTTGCCGTCGTCGCGGCGGATGTCTGCCAGTGCAGCTTGGGTGGAGCTGATCGCCTCGACCAAATTGTGGATCTGCGCGTCCAATAGATCCGCAGTGATCTGGCCGCGCGGGCGGTCGGAGAATAAAATCTGCTGCTGCGGCCGCACGATCGCTGGCATGGAGCGTTTTCCGTTGCGGACAGGCTGCAGTTTATCGCATCGAACAGGAAAAAGGAAAAGCACATGATCTCAGCGGAGGCTCTCGCGGCGCTGTCGGGCCTGGAACACGGCGCCCACTACAACACGCTGCATTCGATCGCCCGCGAATTGATCGAGGCCGGCTACGCCCACGAAGACTGGGGCAATCTCAGCATGACCGAGGCCGGCCGGATCTACCTGCGCAAGGGTAGATTCAACATCAGGATCACCGGCGACGAGCATGTGTCAGACATGTCGGTCACGCACATGCGGATTCCCGACGGACCGATCGATCGGACGCCGTCGAAGGTCTGGAAGAACCATGCAGTGAAGGATCTGACGCAGCCACACCGCGGCCGCGGCGAATGGGATCCGCAGCCGGACACGTCGCCAGCTGCGCGCAAGCCGATCGAGCTTATAGAAGAGGCGCCATCAGAGCCGCTGCCGGCCGCGACAGACCGCATGCAGGAGATGCTGCGGGCGGCCGGCGTGGCGTCTGGCATCACTGGGGTGTGGCCGGACGAGAGGTGGGTGCTCGAGTTCGTGAAGGCGCTGGACGGGGTATTTTCCGAAGCGAAAACGGAC